GCAACCGATAGCGAGTTGACTGCTGCGAGGGCTGCTGCGAGGGAGGCTGCGGATGCTGCGGGGGATGCTGCGTTGACTGCTGCGCGGTCTGCTGCGTGGGATGCTGCGTTGAATGCTGCGGAAGATGCTGCTTGGGCTGCTGCTTGGGATGCTTCGAGGGAGGCTGCGGAAGATGCTGATTGGGATGCTGCGGGGGATGCTGCGTGGGATGCTGTTTGGTATGCTTCGAGGGATGCCCAAAAAAACCGCCTGCGCGAAGTTTGCGCTGCTATCGACGCTGCCATAGCGCAGGCGGTATGAAAACCACGCTAAACCAATGAAGAAGAAATGACAGCTAGCCAGGAGAAGGCTTTGCACCTTGCAAGACTTGCATGTGTAAAACAGTCGGAATCTTTACATGATCTGGCAAACAAAATGGAAGATGCTGAAGTACTACAATAATTTACTTACCAGATTAAGGAGAGACAAATGACGTTTACGTTTGATGAGTTTGATTCTTACGGGTTTCTTACTAAATCTAATCCTGCTGACTTATATTTCTGGGGAATATGCAAGCAATAGTAATAGCAACGGTAGATAGCCCGTCCATTTACGTATTACTGGAGTCTATACATCAATATGCGCCACACATTCCAGTTTACATTAGTGGAAATAGTCTGGAATTATGGGGAAGATTGCGAGATAGAATCGCAGCCTTCAGACCAAATAGTGCTTCCAATTTCGGAGATGCTTATAATGAAATTATCGACTATGCGTTCAGCAGAGGATATGATTCATTAATTGTATGCAATGATGATGTGGTATTGGCGCCGAATACGGTTAAGTTATTAGAGCAAGACTATGAACTTATTAAAAGCCATAGTGATATTAAATTAGGATGGTTGGGTACCAGGTCAGATTACGTGTTGCATGACCAGAACATTAGGTTTCCAGTACAGGATGATAAGGTATCAGGGCTAAAGTATTTAAGTGAAGGCAACATAAAGGAGACTGATGTAATAGCTCCGATATGCGCTGTACTAACGAAAGAGGCGTGGGATGTAGCTAAATTCCCATCGATTAATTGGTTTTCAGATAATATTATTTGTATGGACATGAGTAAAGCGGGTTTCAAGCACTTTGTAAGCAGGGCATACGCTCATCATGCTGGAAGTCAGACGGTAGGAATGGACTATGAAAAGTGTTTAGAGGAACCTAAAGAGTGGTTAAAGACTAACAGACCAGATATGTATTCAGTATTTTACGCATGACACCGGAAAGGTAATGCAAAAATGGAAATAGTTAATGATTTAAAAACAAAAGAAATCGGCAAGGGACTAGCAGGGCCGGGTAGACCTAAAGGATTACCTAATAAGTCAACGCAAATAGTAAGGGAAGCTATAGCTAATCTACTAGAGCGCAATGCTCCTAACATGGACAGATGGCTTAATGAAGTAGCCCTAGAAGACCCGTATAAAGCCTTAGACCTAATGAATAAGCTAAGTGAGTACCATATACCTAAACTAGCTAGGACAGAGGTAACGGGAGCTGATGGTGGTGCTCAGCAACACGTGGTCACATGGCAGAAATAGTCATTAAGTACAAGCCTAGACCTCATCAAGAAGCATTACATGAAGAACTAGAGAAGAACCGTTTTGTAGTTGCAGTCATGCACAGACGTGCTGGAAAGACTGTAGCGGCTATCAACCATCTAATCAAATGTGCAATCCAGTGTGAGAAGCCTAATCCAAGGATGGCTTATATAGCGCCCACTTACGGACAAGCTAAGAGGATTGCTTGGGATTACTTACTAGAATATACGAGACCACTTGGAGCTATTGCTAATATCGCTGAGTTACGTGTTGATTTTTGGGGGCGTAGGATTAGTCTTTACGGCTCTGATAATCCAGATTCGTTGCGCGGAACCTATTACGATGGCGTAGTTTTAGACGAGGTGGGGGATCAAAACCCTAAGATTTGGAACGAGATCATCCGTCCGGCTCTGGCAGATCGTCTTGGGTGGGCTTTGTTCATTGGCACTCCTAAAGGTAATAACCATTTCGCTGATCTAGCTGACAGGGCTAAGGTAGAGGATAACTGGGGATCCCTAGAGTTCAAAGCATCACAGACTAATGTTTTGTCAGCAGAAGAACTGAAGGCAGCTCTAAAGGAAATGGGTGATGATAAGTATGCCCAGGAGTTCGAGTGCTCATTTAACGCTGCTGTAGAAGGGTCATACTATGGTGCAATCCTTAACAATCTTGAAAATGACAAGCGTTTTGTTGACTTTCCTCGCGATGACCTGTGTAGGAGTTTTACTAGTTGGGACCTTGGTATGGGTGATTCAACCGCTATTTGGGTTGCACAAGTATCTGGTAAAGAGATACGTCTCATTGACTGCGTAGAGAATCACGGTGTCGGTCTTGATTGGTATGTCGCATGGTTACGTGAACACAACTACCTGAGCTTTGACCATATCCTGCCTCATGACGTAGAGGTAAGGGAGCTAGGTACTGGTAAGTCAAGGAAAGAGGTATTGCTGGAATCAGGGATGAACATTACTGTGGCGCCTAGATTGTCTGTTGCTGATGGTATCCAAGCGGTACGGCGTATGCTTCCTAGATGCTGGTTTCATGGCCAGGCTAAGAACGGTCTTAATGCTCTGAGGAACTATAGACGTGAGCATGACGAGAAACGTAATGTCTTTTATGAAAAGCCGTTACACGACTGGGCGTCACATTATTCAGACAGTTTCAGGTATCTAGCTGTCGGACTTGACGAATCAGACAGTTCATGGCAATCACAGTTGCCAATTAAGACAAATTGGATTGTATAATGGTACAAATTATGCAAAGGGGCGACAATGCTCGATTCAGGCACCATCAAGGGCATCCTTGAGAATGAGATATATAACGCTCTAGGTTACATTCACACAGAGACTACCGAAGCCCGTTCTAAGGCGCTTCAATACTATCTACGCGATCCATACGGCAATGAAGTCGAGGGTCGTTCACAGATTGTCACGGGTGAGGTTGCAGAGGCTATAGATGGCGCATTGCCTCAGCTAATGCGGGTATTCATCACCACTGAGGATATTGTCTACTTCGAGCCTAAGTCTCCCGGCGATGAGGAATCTGCTAAACAGGCTACGGACTACTGCAACTGGGTATTCTATCGAGACAATGAAGGTCTATTGATTCTCCATAACTGGTTTAAAGATGCGCTGCTACAGAAGGTAGGCATTGTTAAGTCGTACTGGGATGAGCGTGAAGATGTTAAGCAGGAAGAATATGAGAACCTGAGCGAAGATGAACTGGCTCTATTGTTGTCAGATCAGTCACTTGAGGTTGTAAAGCAGAAGGTAGAGTTTGAGGAAATATCTGACCCGTTTGGTAACGTGATGCAGATTCCCACGTATGAGGTTAAGGTTAAACGTAAGAAGGACTATAGCTGCGTAAAGATTGACAACGTACCTCCTGAAGAATTCCTTATAAGTAAGTCAGCTAAGACGATTGAAGAAGCTCAGTTTGTAGCCCATCGTCGCTTGGTTCCACGTAGTGACCTGATAGCTCTATGCTATGACAAAGACTTGGTTAATGAGCTTCCTACGTATAACGACTTAGAGTTTAGCAATGAGCGAGTAGCCCGGTATTCGTTAGGTGAGCAGCCAGATCAGAACATTAGCCTAGACTTGTCAATGCAGACAGTTGAGGTCTACGAGTGCTATATCCGTATAGACGAGGATGAAGACGGTATAGCTGAGTTGCGTAAGATTGTGTATTGCGGCTCAGAGATACTTGACGATGAGGAATGTGACTATATTCCATTCCATTCAATATGCCCTATCCCTATCCCGCATAAGTTCTTTGGTCAGTCATTGGCTGATCGGACTATGGACATACAGCTAGAGAAATCGACGATCACGCGTCAGTCTCTGGATAACATGTACCTAACGAACAATGCTCGTATTGGTGCTGTAGATGGTCAGGTTAATCTGGATGACCTGCTGAACGCTACGCCTGGTGGAATTATCCGTATTAAGAATCCTAACGCTTTGGTTCCAATGACGGTTCAGAGTACGTTCGGTCAAGCATTGCCGATGATGCAATATCTTGATGATGTACAAGCTAAACGTACAGGTGTTAATGATGCTCAGAATGGATTAGACCCAGATGTATTGTCTAACGTAACTGCTGCTGCTGTTGCTGCGATGATGAAGTCTAACTCTGGCAAGCTGGAATTAATTGCTAGAATCTTTGCTGACACGGGTGTTAAGAGCTTGTTTAAAGGCATTCTAAGGCTGTTAGGTAAGTATCAAGAGAAGCCTAGACTTGTTCGTATGCGTGGCAAGTATGTGACGTTTGATCCGCGTTCATGGGCTAATGAATACGATGTGTCAGTCAATGTCGGTCTGGGTTCAGGTGACAGGGATCAGAAGCTGACGATGTATCAGATGATTCTGGCAAAGCAGGAAGAAATCATTAAGGGCTATGGCCCATCTAATCCGTTGGTAAGTATTGGTCAGTATCGTAATACATTGGCTAAGTTTATCGAGGCTGCTGGTTTCAAGGATGCTAACGCGTTCATTAATGAGATTAGTCCTGAGATGAATGCTCAGTTATCACAACCACAACCTCCTAGTCCTGATGCTCAGGCAGAGATGACTAAGATGTTAATTGAGGTAGAGCGTGAAAAGACACAGGCTAAGTCACAGATAGATGCTGCTAAATTGGACTTGGAGCGTCAGAGTTTGGAGGCAGAATATACCCGTAAAGGTATAGAAATGTCGCTGAAGAACCAGAAGGACTCTGCTGAGTTGCGTATTAAAGAGGCTGAATTGGCGGTTAGGCAGTTACAGGTTGTGCTGGCTATGGACTTGGCAGATGAGGATACTAAGACTAAGCAGACTGAGTTGACGCTAAAGGCTCTACGTGAGCTAGGTCAGTTGACTAGGGGGATGTAATGAATAAGGCTCAGTGGGCAGAGAACATTCTTAGGGATGATTACTTTATTGAAATGATGCAAGACTTGAAGAATCAAGAGATTAACAAGTTTGCAATGAGTGATTATACTGACATTGATCTAAGAGAACATGCTTATATCAGGTTACGGGTTATTGAAAGTATGGAGAATCATCTTAAAGGGATGGTTGATGATAAGAAGATTAAGGACAATAGGTTAAAGATTTTGTAACCCGAACCGGGCGGTTCCCGATATAATTTAGGAAAGATTAAATGAGCGATACTCAAGACATGACTCCCTCAGAGGGAAATGCAGAGTTAAATATATCAAGTGCAGCCGACGCTTTCTTGGGCTTAATGGGTGGAGATGATGATCCGGAAGGGCAACCAGAACTCCAAGCAGAAGCCAACGATAGCGAGGACGATTCAGAGCAATCTGATGAAGAACAAGTAGAAGGTGATGAGGAAGTAGAGCAACCAACGTACCGTGTGAAAGCTGCCGGTGAAGAACGTGAGGTGACGCTAGACGAACTTATTAAGTCCTATCAACTTGGCACTGACTACACTAGGAAATCGCAAGCTGTAGCTGAAGATCGTAAGATTGTTGAAGCTGAACGTCATGCGATAAATGAAGCTAAGGCACTGCGCGATCAGTACGCGCAACGTCTTGAGATGATGGAGCAGATGCTTCGTCCTCAAGAAGATACTGAAAACCTAGCTTACTTAAGGGAAACTGATCCTATTGGCTACAGTGTAAAAGTAGCTGACATGGTAGAGCGTGATAAGCAAGTCAATGCTGTTAGGGCTGAACGAGAAAGAATCTCACAGCAACAAGAGTATGAACGTGGTCAACATCTTCAGCGTACCATTGCTGAGGAAAGCCAGAAGCTAGTTGACGCTGTTCCAGACTTTGCTGATCCTGTTAAGCGTGACTCATTGCGGAAAAACATCCGTGAGTTTGGTAAACAATTAGGTTGGTCAGATCAAGAATTAGCGAGTGTTTACGATTCTCGTGCAGTTTTAACACTGTATAAGGCGATGCAGTACGACAAGCTAGTAGCTTCTAAGCCAGAGATTAACAAGAAGGTATCTCAGGCGCCTAAAGTTATGAAGTCTGGAGTATCAATGCCTAGAGATAGTAACTCGGAAGAACTAAAGAAACTAAAGGTGCGAGCAAAGCAGTCTGGACGTGTTGCTGATGCCGCAAGTGTATTTGAACGATTTATCTGAGGTGAAACATGGCAATTTATAACGCATACGATGCTGTAGGACAACGTGAAGACCTGAGCGATGTTATCTATAACATTTCTCCAACTGAAACTCCTTTCATGTCGTCTATCGGTAAGACTAAGGCAACTGCTGTAAACCACGAGTGGCAGACTGACTCGCTGGCTGCTGCAACGACTAACAACGCTGCTGTTGAGGGTGCTGACGCATCTGATGCAACGATGGTTCCTACGGTTCGTCTGGGCAACTACACACAGATTCTGCAAAAGACTATCAAAGTCTCTGGCACTCTGGATACGGTTAATAAGGCAGGTCGTAAGTCTGAGAAGGCATATCAACTTGCTAAGGCTTCACAAGAGCTGAAGCGAGACATGGAAACCATTATGCTGTCGAACCAGGGTAAGTCTGCTGGTGCGACTAACTCAACTGCTCGTAAGATGGGTTCTCTGCTGTCTTGGATTAAGACTAATAGTGATGTTGGTATAAGTGGTGTTGATCCTTTAACCATTGGCACATCAACTCGTACTGATGGTACTACGCGTACCTTTACCGAAACTCTGCTGAAGACAGTGGTAGCTAAGGTATTTGATGCGGGTGGTATGCCTTCGGTTCTGATGGTTGGTTCACTAGGTAAGCAGAAGGTATCTAGCTTTGCTGGTATCGGTGCGACACGCTTTAACGTAACGGGTGCTAAACCTTCGACGATTATCGGTGCTGCTGACATTTATGTGAGTGACTTCGGTAATATCTCGGTGGTTCCTAACCGTTTCATGCGTGCTCGTGATGCCCTGGTAATTGATCCAGAATACGCAGCAATTGCTTATCTGCGTCCATTCCAGACTAATGAACTTGCCAAGGCTGGTGATGCTGACAAGACTCAGATTCTGGTGGAATGCACACTTGAGGTTAAGAACGAAGCTGCGATGGGCATAATTGCCGATCTAAATATGGCTCTTTAATTGTAATTAACCCTCTAGGGCTTCGGCTCTAGGGGGTGTTGAAAGGACTCCTTAGTGAACTTTCGTAAGCAGGTAGTACATGCAGACGGTGACGGTGGGATAATAATTGAAACGAAGCAAGACGTTACCGATATTCTTAACGAAGTCAACGAGATTAGAGAACACGATAAGGCTAGAACAGGCAATCTAAACGAGTTTCATCATGTAGGCAAAATACCATTTACTGTAATCGATGAGATGAACAAGATGGGAATTATGCGAGGTTTTGCAATTGTGGATGATGTTGCATTTGCGAAATGGATGAACGGTGTAGATGGTCATATCTGGAAAACTTATTGGGGTACTCTCTAATGTCAAAGAAGAAGAAAAAAGGAATTACGGTCGGAGTTTGTGTCCCATGCCGTGATGAGGTGATGACAGGGTTTGCGTTTGACTTTGCCAAGATGGTTGGCTATGACGTTAAACACCGTTGTAAAGATGAAAGCAATCAATTAAAGTTATACACAATGGCAGGTACGTTGATATTTGACCAACGTGAGAAACTTGTTAAAGAAGCATTAAAAGAAGGTTGTGACGTAGTTTTATTTATAGATTCAGATATGCGGTTTCCTGCTGATATTATTAGTATAATGTTAAGCAGAGAGGTTCCGATAGTTGGCGTTAATGCGGTAACTAGACGTAAGCCGGTTCTGAGTACAGCACTGAACTTAGACTTAACTAAAGATGATGAGGGCAATATAACTCGTCACAAGTGGCTTAAAGTTGATTCTAGGGGTAAGACAGGATGTGAGATCGTAACTGCTGTAGGCTTTGGCGCTACGATGATCCGTAGGGAAGTATTCGAGAAGATGGAAAACCCTTGGTTTGATGTGGGTTGGGGTAGCAGAGGGGTTATTGGTGAGGACGTGCACTTTTGTTTAAAGGCACTGGATCACGGGATACCTACTCTTGTTGACCACGATTTATCGAAGTATATAGGTCACGTTGGAACACATGAGTATCGGTGGGAGGATGTCGAGGAGACAGCCATCGAGGATCATAATAACGGGAAATAGACATGGCGTTTACTAGCTACAGTGATTTATCCAGTACGATTGCAAATTACTTAGCTCGTAGCGATCTAACTAATCAGATCCCCGACTTTATTCGTCTAGGCGAATTAAGGATGCAGAGAGACCTTAGAACGCGTCAGATGCTCGTAGTGGCTACAGCGGATACAACAGGTAGTGATAGCACTGTTGGCTTGCCTACGGACTTCCTAGAGATGCGAGACATACACATTAATACGAACCCTGTTACGGCTTTGTATTATCTATCTCCTGGTGCATTTTACGCTTCTGCCAGAACAACAGATTTAGGCAAGCCGGTAAATTACACGATCTTAGGTTTAGAGATTCAACTTGCACCAGTTCCTGATACTGCATATACGTTACAGATGCTGTATTACGTGAAGCCTCAAGTGCTAAGTTCCACAAATTCATCCAATGTATTTTTAGCTAACTATCCTGATGCTTTGTTGTATGCTGCGTTAGGTGAGGCTGAACCGTACTTGATGAATGATGCTAGGTTACAGGTGTGGGCATCTTTGTATGATCGAGCAATTTCCACAATATCTATTTCTGACCAGTCCAGTGAGTACGGTGGTCAGTCCATGTCAATGACTTATGTGAGGTGAAATTATGGCAGAAATGTCGAACTATCTTGAGAACGCGATAATTAACGCTACTCTACGTAACACTACTTATACTAGCCCTACGACTTGTTTTGTAGCTCTATATACAACTGATCCTACTGATGCTGACACTGGCACAGAGGTTTCAGGTGGTTCCTACGAACGTACTGCTGTAACCTTTGGCGCTCCGTCTAACGGCGTATCGACTAACGGTGCTGTAACATTTCCAACGTGTACAAGTACATGGGGAACGATTACACATATAGGTCTACGTGATGCTGCTAGCTCAGGTAATCTTCTTTTCTATACGCCACTAGATGCTTCTAAAACTATTGCTACAGGTGACGTATTTACTGTTTCTACTGGCAACCTTTCCGTTACTTTGGAGTAAACAATGGCTTTAGTTATTGCTGACCGGGTAAGGGAAACGTCCACCACAACCGGAACTGGCACTTTGACCTTGGGCGGTGCTGTAAGTGGTTATCGGACGTTTAGTTCTGCTATAGGCAATACTAATACTTGTTACTACACGATAACTTTAGGTGCTGATTATGAAATAGGGGTAGGAACGATTAGTGCTGGTCAATTGGCTAGGACTACGATTCTTAAATCATCTAATTCTAACAATGCTGTAACTTTCGCTGCTGGCACTAAGGATGTATTTGCTACTTATCCCGGTGAGAAGGCTGTAGATATTGATGTTACTCAAACTCTTACGAATAAGACGCTAACCGCTCCTGTGCTGGCTAGCGCCAACATAACCACAGCCCTAACCTTAACTGGCGCTGCTGGTACATCGGGTCAAGTGCTGACAAGTGCTGGTGGGGGCGCTCCTACTTGGGAAACGGCAGCCAGCACCCCCGAAGAAATCATCACCCCCACAAACATCAGCCCAGCCAACGCAGCCACCGCCGTAGTCGAAACCCCAA